GCTGGTGCAACACTTGTCGCGGTTGATAATCAACCCAAACGACTCGAGTTGTTCGATAGCGTGCGAGGCAAAAGCCTTTGGCACTATCACGTCGTCCCCATACACTAAGATACCCTCACGGGTATCCGCGTCCGGAGCTACGACAGTGAGGAGACTCCATACAGTAAGAGCCAATATAGGAAAGCAGAGACTGCTTCCCATTGGCGCAAACTTATCGAGTTTTAATCTCCTACCGTCCGGTAGCTCCGTTGTGAGTGAACGGCATCCTTCTAGATACGGCAATAGCCGATCCGGGAAGATGCTGCGAACCAGATGTAAGGAAACGCGGTCACTAGCCTCCTTGAGGTCTAGTGTCACGTACCGGTCAGTTGAAGACCCCAAAAGGGCCCCCCGCTGATTCGGTCCTTGATCTGTGAAGTGAACGTTATACCTTGTTAAAGGGTGACGTTCAACGTGACTGACAACAGCCCGACCAAGACCCTGTTGAATCCACTGGAATTCCAGTGGCTCACAGGAGATTAGTCGTGGTCCACGAGAATCCTTCGGAACGAGTATAACTCGAGCCGAATTCTCCCGATTACCAATACCCATAAGGGTATCTAATCGATCGCAGACATGTCCGAGAGATGCATAGTAATATGCATCAACAGGGTACACGGCAGCGGTTCGATCACTAACGTTATCAAACGTAAACTTGTCCCAGAGTGTCTGTCTCGTAGAGACGACACCTGGTCCATGTCGCGGTGTGATATCAGTAGGGTCGAAATGTAAGAATACTCTTTCGAGTAAATCCTTACAACTCTGGTACGTTAAGGCCTTCCTTAACCACGTGCTATAATAGCACGGGGTACGAGGGCCTTGACTACGAAGGGTCTCCATATCGTATATAAAGGGGAAGAGAAGTTGAACTTCTACAACCTTCTTTATACCACGGTAACGGAGACTTGGGTCAGTCAGATCGTCTTCGGCGCGTATAAACGCGTCGATAACTTTCTGTTCTTGCTCATGGTCAAACGGCAGTTTGTACTTGTAAAACAAGTAACAGACTTGCCGAATGATTCTGACGCTGCTCACGCAAGGTTCTGGAAGAATCTTGCCGTCGCAACTGAAGATACGACTGAAGAACTCACCAAGAAATCTTGGAAGTTCAGAGTTGGGTTTCTTTCGAAAACCAACTACAGTCAATCGTTCACCAGTGGCTAGGGCTCGATCTAGAGCCTTTGCTAGACGCGGAAGGCCCTTCATTAAGAAGGACTTTCCTTCCCGATTAGTCCGTTCTACGACTTTATGAATCGTAAGACGTAATGATCGAGATGACATAACCTCGCTATGAGACGTTTGCACGTCACGTAGTAAGGCGGCGATGAATTCAACTTCATCTAGGCTTTTAGTGGATTGCATAAGCTAATCCTCCTAGGGCCTACGTCCGTCCTCACTATGTGTTGCAGAACCCGGCAGCGTAGCAATACGCCACCGGGTGTGTTACCACGGTACTATCCCTATTGGGATAGGTGAACTATTCTGCTGATTCGGAGGTGGATTATATTCAAGTCTTTCGACTCGAAGATGTCCACACCCGACCAGAAGAAGAGCTACAAGTACGATTATACATTCGATCATGAATGATAGAAGGCAGAAGCCAACTACCTTTTCCTGATCGTCCGTAAGATCAGCACTACGCTGGTCCGAAGACCCTCGATAATGTTGAATACTCATATTTTGTATCTTTCTCGTTCACAACTTAGAACCCTCGCATACCCTTCTCGGGCATGTGAGAACTAAATCTCCGCGGCAACAACTTTTGCGATGACCCCCGAGGCGGAGAGGAAACTCTTCATCAGAGTAACCACCTTCGTCACGTCGGCAGCCACACAAACGTGTAGCGGATTCTGAACGACTAAATAGACACTTATAGTGCCATTGTTGCCGTCAGGGTCCACTACCGCTTGATCGATTCGGTACAGCGAACGGCGGATTAGGTTTTCACCTTTTCCACTTTCACTGTGACTGATATCGAAGCTCAGGGTAGTATCTTGCGCGGACGTTAAGTCCTTGTAAGATGATTTCCTGTCACCGACGCCCATCAACGACAAGTCGTGATTGGCGCCGCCATCGCTCAATGCTGCAATAGGATTTGCGAACATAGTTTTGTTGAATTGCTGAATAAGCCATCCAGCAGGCTGTGCTAGCTAATCTAGCGGTGCCGGCATAAGCCGGCGTTGTTTGCTTGGACCTAAAGCCTTACAGCTCCAAGTCCAAGTGATAAGATAAACTCTTTCGAGTTTATCCCGCTCGTATTAAACGAACGTATCCAATCAGGCTGATGACACAT